TCCCTAATAGCCGAATTTCTCCAATACATGTTTGCATCGTGCTCAAACGTAATTACTGTAAACCTGTAAGTGTTTAGTGGAACTGCCAAAAGCCCCTGTAGTGTCCAGTATGGACTGCCCACTGGTCTACCAGCATCGTCGTAGCCCCCATCAATATCTACCTGAAGAAAATCTATCTGCTTTGGAAAATTATTCTCTTCAAAATGCTTAACGTAATTAAAAGATAAAGCGTCCCCCATACATGGATTTTTTCTATTTAAATTAAACTCTTTTCTCATTGAGTCAACTATTTCAAAAGATACGCCAGTCCAGTCGTAGTCTTTTTCTAAAAGATAAGTATTGTTTCCATTACTATAGTGTGCAGCTCCAAGCTCCACGTAATGCCCGTTTCTTTTTCCCTTTAAAATTTCAATAATAAAGTTTTCTTCATTAGTCATTTCGTGTGTCATTTAAATATCTCTTTTCTTAGCGTAGTTGGTTCTTTTTCTGTACCACGTACAAAAACAGTTGAAAAATATCTTATGTCATCGCTTGATACTGGCTTGGAGCCATGTAGTATATGACCACCATGGATATACAAAGAGTTTTTCTTTGGCTTAACTGTTATTCCTAAATCTGGATACTCCAGCTCTCCGCCATCATAGTTGTCATTATAGTATAGACATAGCCCATATCCAATATAATAGTCCAAGTCTGGGATCCACTGATCAGTATGCTGGCCTATAAAATCATCTTTTTTGTATCTTTGTAAAATCATTTTTGGCGGATAGTAATGGTAAGACTCAAACAGATTCTCCATTTTATCGTTTATTTTATCGAAAACAGTTTCGGTTTTAAACTCTAAATTTTTTCCATACCAGAATCCTTTATCTCCACTTGCTTCTTCAGAAAACCAGGCTTCTTCTTCTGTTCTATTGATTATCTTATAAACTTCTTCGAGCTCTTCATCTGTTAGAAAATTGTTAATTTCATAAACATCGTCATGTAGTTTTATAATTTCCATTTTTATCACATAAACTTACTATTAAAAATATTGCTAACCTCTAGATGGTTAACGTTAAAGTGTTTTGGCAAAGAACCAACCCAACGAATAGCTTCTGCCATATCTTCTGCTGTTAATGAATATGGCTTGCTTTCTTCTTGGGTATCGATAGTTCCTGGACAAATTTCTGTCACCTTAATTCCGTATTCTGGAAATTCCATTCTCATGGTATCTACCAGGGCCATCTCGCCTCTCTTGGCATTGCTATAATTTCCTCCACCCCGAAAAGGAATTTTTCCAGAAAGGGACGTCACAAAAATAATTGTGGGAGATTCTGATCTTTTAAGAGCTGGGACAAAAAGCTGGGACAGATACATTGGTCCAGAAACGTTTATTTCATAGGCAGTCTTAAAGTTATCCATTGTCTCATTGATAATGCTTGTTGGACTAGCTCCACCACCTGCATTGTTAACAAGAAGATCTATAGTTAAATGGCCATACTTTTCAAAGAATGCTTCAATTTCTTTTGGCTGCGTGATATCTAGCTTATAGGTTTCGATGGCGTCAGACCCTATCTGAGATATTTTGGATAAGTCCCTGGACACTGCAATAACCTTATATCCATTTTCAGATAATAGCTTTGTTGTAGCGTAACCTACGCCTTTACTTGCTCCAGTAACTATAGCAGTTTTCATGAGTTCAGCATCTCAATTTCTTTTTTGTAGTATTCTTCAAATTCCACCCAAAATGGGATATTGTTTATTATTTCTACGTTATCGCTATTTCTGTTGAACTTAAGTCTTTGCTCTTCTAGTTGCCGCCAAATATCCTCACCATATTTTTCCTCCAGCTTAAGCCAAAGAGGATGACCAGGGTAATCGTATCTCCAGTAATTTCTAATTATATATTTTTCGCCACTAGTTACTGCCTTTACCCCATGGTAGTGTGGTGGTCCAGATGGAAATACAAGAATGTCTCCAGCAGATGGCTTGTATGAATAATCTTTTTTTATAACTGATCTATTATTTTCGTCAAGGAATCGGAACATGACTTCTCCGCCATCATAGTCTTCGTTTAAATAAAAGACTGCAGTAATTCCAAACTTTAATCCAGGATTGTAGGCAAACTCTCTTTGATAGTCTGTATGGTGCATCATTGCATAATCTTTGTGATGCTCTAGGTTTGTAATATACTTTGCAATATTCCAACCATCTTCAACCCAGTTATCTAGCGAAACATTATTGCTTTCCTTGTATAGCTTAGTTGCGTGGTAAAACAAATCTTCTATCTGAGCCTCAAAATACTGTGGCTCTCCAGGGGCAGTTTCTTTATAGTTTTTAGCCTTTCTCCACTCTTCGAGAGTCGGAAATTCTTTAAATATTCCTGAATCTAGGTTTGGACCGTCCGCTACTTTTCCAAAAGTATACCAGTCTTTCCACTCTTTATTTTCATTAAAGTAATTTACAAAATCTTTAGGATTTTCTATAGCACCCTTAAAGACCCAAACCAAATTATCTATTTTTTCAACATTAAAATTATACACTGCAGCCTTTTTTCATTTCCATGTCATTGTGAATCCAGTGACTAGGGATCATGTATTTGACTCCAGACTTTACTGTGTGTGCGATGTGGTAATATGGAGCTGAAGATGGAAAAATAATAACGCTTCCAGCAGTTGGCTTTACACCAAAATCTATTTGATTTTTTTCTACCGCAACGTCATAATCTAGGTCTGGGCTAGATACTTGGTGATGATCTTCATAATCTGATAGCTTAAATGAAATTTCTCCACCTTCAGGAACCTCATTTAGGTACATAACCAAAGAATACCTAAGAGTTTTATCTCCGTCTAGCTGATCGTAATGTGCACCCATTGATGCCCCAGTATCATACTTTTTAATATTAAAAACTGGAAATAGTCGTGGCTCATCTGTGTCTCCTACCGACTTGGCATAGTCCCTGCATACGTCATATAGGGCTTTCATAATGTGAATATAGACATATTCCATCTTGCTTCTATATGGCTCCGCCATTTGATTAATCTGATTTAGGTCAAAAGTCTGGGTTTCTCCATAGATAAATTCTTTATCATCTGAAGCAGTCCACTTGCCCCAAAGACCCCTGCCATCTAAAGTATCCATTTCAGTAAGTTCAGAGATTGTGTCCATAACTTGTTGAAAATTTTCAATTGCATCTTCATAGTAGTAAACCTTTTCATGCAGCATATTCTTTTTCATGTTAATAGTTATTCCTTTCATTAAGCACTTTTTTTAGCTTCTCAATCATCTGAATCGCCATTCAGCTTATACGGATTGCCATCTAGATCTAGCTTATATCCATCCTTAAGCAAATCTTGCCACTCTTTTTTTTCTATTTCTTGAGACTCTCTAATTTTTTTCATTTCTTCTGCCCAAGCATCTCGGACCTCTTGTGGGTAAGCATCTTCTGGACGATCGTCCCAAAAAGAACCTATGGTATATCTAACACCAGACTCTATTAGAGTTACTTCATGCATGTTGTTAAATCCACCATCAAATGCCGCCAACATTCCTACCTTTGGGGCTATCTCTAGGTTTTGTTTTGGAAATTTCAATAAGCCTCCAGAAAAATCATCATTTAGGTAAAGGAATGCTGCATATCTACTTCTTGCAAATGGTCCAGTATTTCCGTGTTCATCTGTATTATCTGAATGAACCCTAGCATAAGCCCCAGGCTCCCACTTCTGAGTGTGATAGCCTATTTCTACTATTGTGCTTGGATCTAGATCATGAACAGAAGCTACTGCCTCAATTATTTTAGATTTGATTTGTACAAAAATGTCTGAAGGTAAGCCAGACTCGACAATTTCGGCGTCTCCCTCTTTCGGAAGGGTAGAAGAGTAGGACTCATAAAAAGAAATAGGGGTCCAAGTTAAGGTTTCGTTATCAGCAGCTTTATCTAAAACCTCTATAATTTTTGCAGACTCTTCTGGTGTTAGAAAATTTTCATAAACCACAATATCTTTTGTTAGCCTATTTTTATTTTGTAGGTTTGTCATTTACACCACTCCTATTAAATTATACCACGTCTTGTGGCTTTGTCTTATGAGCTAGGATTGTCCAGAAAAATGGAACTGTATACCGAATGCCAGACTTAATTTCAGTCACACCGTGGATGTAGTTCTTGTCTCCAGGGAAGAAATATGCTGCACCAGCCTTTGGTTTAAATTGAATACCCTGGTTAGGGAAATACAATTCCCCTCCCTCATAGTCGTCATTGATATAGAACAGTCCAGCTAGATCGTAATATGGAAAATCGTTTGGCGTTCCAGCATCTGGGCCTTCGTGTAGCTCTTTGTCAGCGTGTGGCATTTGCAGCTGTCCAGGAAGCCATCTAACCATGGCTGGGCTGGTTGGATGGGCGTCCACTCCAAAAAAGTTATCGACCTCAACCTTTAGTCTTGCTACCATCTTTTCTATGAGATCTGGAATTTCTGGATCACCTTTTTGAATTGTTGGATATGTAGCAACACGATCTGCCCAATAGTCTGAATCGTAAATAACAGTTCCATTTTCATTATAGTGAGTTTCTGTAACATCCCAGTTATCGTTATTTCTAATAAAAGCATTTAGCCTCGATATTTCTTCTTCTGTCATAAAATTTTCAAGAGTCACAATATTATCTGCAGACTCTCCAAAAAATCCAGACGGCGTAATTGATAACCTATCTACTTGATGGTTATTTGTTAAATCATCCATAAACCTATTCTCCTACTCATATTTTCTTTTTTCCCAAACATCTCTTAGGTATACCCCGCCATCTGGAACTCTATACTTGTCAGAATTTGCCATATTCTTTTTTACAATAGACAATGCTGACTCTTTTACATACTCAGATGCCCAGTCTTCTCTCTTGAATGGCATCATTTGCATATAAGGAGTTCCTGCTGGCAAAA